GTTTTCATTTTTTATACGCAAAATTAAAACTAAATCGTGTGGGTATAGATATACCAAACTAAAACCAGTTTAAGTTCAGATGGATATTAATAAAATACATAACCAAGATTGTTTGGAAGCTATGAAGCTGATGAATGGCAATCAATTTGACTTGGCTATTGTAGACCCTCCTTATGGCATTGGAGATTTTAGACAACATCAACATAGTGGCAATTCAATACATAAAAAAATAGATTGGAATAACAATATACCACCTAAAGAATATTTTTTAGAATTAGAAAGAGTTTCTAAAAATAGAATAATATTCGGAGCTAATTACTATGGTAAATACATCAATGATGTAGGTAGAATAGTACACGATAAAACTGGTGGAGGTTATAGAAATATTCCTAAAAATATGAGTAGTTGTGATATAGCAAGTCATAGTTTTGGAGTTAATATGAAAATATTTCACTTCACTTATACCTCTAATGTTATTGGTAAACACATAGATTGGGATGGTGTAATGAGATGGCATCCTTGCCAAAAGCCAGTTAAGTTATATGAATGGCTTTTAATGAACTACGCAAAGGAAGGAGATAAGATACTAGACACGCATTTAGGTAGTGGTTCAATAGCAATAGCTTGTCACAACTTAGGTTACGACTTAACTGGTTATGAGCTTGACAAAGAATACTACGACAACTCTATCAAAATAATAAAAAACCACCAAGCACAAACTAGAATATTTTGAGAGGGAGAAAAAAAATACCAACAAAAGTAAAGGAGCTAAAAGGCACACTAGAGAAATCCAGGTTAGTGGGAAATGAAATGGAGACATCTCAAGTTGTTAGTATGCCTTCAGCTCCCTCCTTTCTCAATAAACAAGGTGCAGACGAATGGGACTTAGTGACTAACGAACTAGCCAATATTAAGATGTTACACTTGACTGACTTATCAATCTTAGCAGCCTATTGTAATGAGATAGGAATCTACCGAGAGATAGCTCAAGAGTTACAAGGCAACTTTACAGAGCAGACAGTTGATAGAGATGGTAGGTTGAGGTCTAGTAAGATTGCTCCTAAATATAAAGTAATGCAAAACGCTTTACAGAACGCAATGAAAATTGCTACGCAATTTGGATTTACTCCGAGCAGCAGAGCTTCCCTTAGTATGCCAGAACAAGATGAGGAAAGGACTGACGATTTTAACTTCTTTGATTAATGAAACTGAAGGAGGACAAGACTTTTTACTTTGATGACAAGGCAGCAGATAGAGTAGTCTACTTTATTGAGAATCACATCAAGCATATCAAAGGAGAGTTAGGAGGTCAGCCATTTAAGTTAGAGCCATTTCAGAAAACAATAGTTAGAGATTTATTCGGTTGGAAATATAGAGATAGTGGTCTAAGAAGATTTAGGACTGCTTATATATGTCTACCAAGAAAGAACGGAAAGTCTACTCTTATAAGTGCAATAGCTTTGTATATGTTACTAGCCGACAACGAGCCTTCGGCTGAGTGTTATATTGCTGCTGGAGATAGACAACAAGCTGGAATTATATTTGATGTTGCTAGTGGAATGGTTAGAGCTGACAATCAACTAAACAAGAATCTCAAAGTATTTAAGAACTCTATCATCCACGAGAAAAGCAACTCAGCATTTAAGGCTATCAGTTCTGAGGCAAGTTCTAAGTTTGGATACAACGCTAGTTTCATTTGTATGGATGAGTTCTTTGTACAGAAAGATTCTAGTCTGTGGGATGCCTTGACTACTTCGGTAGGTAGTAGGAGGCAACCTTTGACAATAGCAATTACAACTGCTGGTTATAATCGTGAGTCTATATGTTACAAGACAGAGGAGTATGGTCGTAAAGTATCTGAGGGAATAATTAAAGATGATAGCTTCTACTATGTTAAGTATTTCTGTGATTTAGAAACTGATTGGACTACAGAGGAAGCATTAAGGATAGCTAATCCAGGAATAGAAACTGGAGTAGTTAAATTAGACTATCTTAAAAGAGAGCAAGAGAAAGCTATCAAGCTACCTAGCTATGAGAATACTTTTAGAATGCTACACCTCAACCAATGGATGTCATCAGCTAGTAAATGGCTTAGTGACCAGCAATGGATGGAGTGTAATAAAGCTCCAATACACTTAGAAGATTACAAAGGGATGACTGCTTACGCTGGACTTGACTTAGCTAGTGTGCGAGATGTTTCTGCTTTTGTTTTAATCATTCCAGAGGATGATAGGTTTACGGTAATCCCTTACTTCTTTGCTCCTAAAGAAAATGCTTTTATTCGTTCAAGACGTGACCAAGTAGACTACATAGGTTGGGAGAAAGAGGGATTGATGGAACTAACTGAGGGCGATGTAACAGACTACAACTACATAAAACGTAGAATAAAAGAAGTAGCTGAGGTTGTAAACATAAAGTCTATAGCCTACGATAGATGGAACTCTAGCCAATTAGTGATTGACTTGACAGAGGATGGATTGCCAATGGAAAGCTACGGACAAGGCTTTGCTAGTATGTCAGCACCAACTAAAGAACTTGAGAAGCTAGTACTAGGCAAACAGATTAACCACGCTGGTAACAAAGTGTTGAGGTGGATGTGTTCTAACTTAGCTATGAAAACAGACCCTGCTGGTAATATTAAAATGGATAAGAGTAAATCAACTGAGAAGATTGATGGAATGGTGGCTCTCGTTATGGCTTTAGGATGTTATATGAATGATGATTCTAGCGACTCATCTACCTATGATGATAGGGGAATAGTATGGATTTGACTTTTGCGATTTCTCTTATCTTTGTAATGTAATTACAATTTTATGGGACTATTTGACTTCTTGCGTTCTGAGAAGAGGGGCGATAATTTTTTAAAGGCAGTTTTCGGTGGCTATGGTGCAGCCAACAGAACAGCAGTAACTAGAGATACATCTTTAACATTTAGTGCAGTCTTTGCGTGTGTTAGAGTTATTAGTGAATCAATAGCAAGTCTACCCATAAAAGTTTACAGAGTCGAGGAGGATGACGACAAGATAACTGACGTTAGCCATCCAATCTACCGACTACTAGCTCGTAATCCTAACGAGTATATGACACCATACACATTCCTAGATACTCTAATGACCAACTTATTGCTAGAGGGGAATGCGTATTTTTATATTGAGAGAGATGGTAACGCTAGACCAATCTCACTTATTCCTATCAATCCAGAAGATGTTAAAGTAATTAAGCACGATGGACAAATATATTACGACATCAAAAATTATGAGATAGGAGTAATGAAAGAAGATATGTTACATTTCTTCAACTTATCGTTTAATGGTTGTGAGGGAGTAAGCGTATTGAAAGCACAGAACACTACAATAGCTACTTCTATAGCTGCTAACGATACAGCCAATAGTTATCTAGGAAACTCTGCACAAGTTGGTGGAGTAATTAAACATCCTGGCAAACTAAGTAAAGAAGCTGTAGCAAGACTTAAAAATAGTTGGAATCAAAATTACTCTGGCTCATTTGTAGCTGGTAAGACTGCTATCCTTGAGGAAGGTATGACGTTCGAGCAAACTAACATTGATGCTAACAAGTATCAGCTTTTAGAGACTAGACGTTTCCAGATTGAAGAAGTGGCAAGAATATTTAAAGTGCCATTATCTTTGATTGGTCACTTAGAGAAAGCTGCTAACTACTCAAGTATAGAAGCATTAAGTATTGACTTTGTTAGGTTCACATTGATGCCTTATATGGTAATGGTAGAGCAAGAGCTAAACAGAAAGTTATTTAGAGAGACTGAGTTTGGCTCGTTTACTATTAAGCTAGATGCTAATGCTTTACTAAGAGGAGATAGTGCTTCTCGTGCAAGTTATTACAGAGAGATGGCTTCTATTGGTGCTTTGTCTATTAATGAGATTAGACGAATGGAGGACTTGAACAGAGTAGGACCAGAGGGCGACCAATTATTTATGCCATTAAACTTTGCTCCAGTTGGAGACGTAGAAGAGGAGGACAAAGAATAGATGCCGATACCTACTAAAAATATAGACGAGACTAACGAGGAGTTCATCGAAAGATGTATGTCTGATGAGTTTATGAAAGAGTATGACGACAACGACCAACGACTTGCTGTATGTTATGCTCAACTAGAAGATGAAGAGGACAGAGCGTTAGAGGATATAAACACTAAGCCAACTCAAGAGATGGCTGACGAAGCTGCACAAGGCTTAGAATGGCGTGAGGAGTTCGGTAGAGGTGGAACTGAGGTAGGAGTAGCTAGAGCAAGAGATATTAAGAACAGAGTAAATCTTTCTATAAGAACGATTAAAAGGATGTTCTCTTATTTAAGTAGACACGAAGTAGACAAAGAGGGACAAGGCTTTTATAAAGGAGACGAAGGTTATCCATCGGCTGGTAGAATAGCTTGGGCTTTATGGGGTGGAGACGCTGGTTTTGCTTGGACTAAAAGAAAGATAGAAGAAATAGAAAAAGAAGAAAGAGAGCTAACTGGTAAAGCTAAGACAGCTCTAGAGAATAAAGTAAAAGACCATAACGAAGAAATAAAAGAACTAGATTTAGATTGGAATGCTAAAGTTACTCTTAACACTTTAGAGAAAGTATTTGATAGAGGAGTAGGAGCTTATAAAACAAATCCTGGCTCAGTCAGACCAAGCGTTTCTAGTCCAGAACAATGGGCATTAGCTAGAGTTAATTCTTTTCTATATGCCTTAAAAAAGGGCAAGTATAGAAGTGGGAAACACGATACGGATTTATTACCAAGTGGACACCCAGTAAAAGAAGAAATGGAAGAAAAATTTATAGATATGAAAAATAAAGAAATAAGAACTATTGACGTTCAAGACTTAGAGCTTAGAATGGATGGAGACAATCCAGTAGTAGTAGGCTACGGTGCTGTATTTAATTCTATGTCTAATGACTT